CGAACACCCCAACAATTGAAGGCTCTGCTCGTTCAGCAGCTAGTCCAACACTCCCTCGATGATGACTTCCCCCCAGCATCACGAGTCCAATGTCTCAAGCTTCTCGGCTCATTGTTCGAAGTGGGCGCCTTCGTTGAGCGCAAAGAGATAACCACTGTTAACCGTAGTGACGATATCCGCACTCGCCTGATGGACAGGCTCAGGACTATAACAGTTGATACAGTTGGTGCCGATGATGCGCTGGATTTACTGGCGGAGATCAAGGGCGCTAGAGCTGACAGCGACCCCACCGTGGGTGCATCCCCCGATTTGGGCATGGCCGACACAGCTTCACCTACACATACTATTCCACACATTCGATCTAGTGGAGAATCCGATCCACACATTCAATCCCAGGAAGAATCCGAAAAAGAGCCCGAAAATGATTTCGACCAACTCTAACAGCTGTTATAGATGACCCCCCCGGGTCTGTTTCGGTACAAAAATGGGTGGGGGGTATATTTTTTTCGGTACAAATTTCGGTACAAAAAGGGGTGGGGGTGTATTTTTTTTAGAACTGTATCAGTTGTTACAGTTAGGAGTTACAGATGAAACATCCGTTGTTGTTACATACGGTAAAGAGTAAGGAGTACTACATGACTGAGAAGCAGAGGACTGTGTTCCTTGTTATAGATGAGTACTGGAAGAACTTTGGTTATGGTCCTTCCATTGATGACATCATGTACCAGACCGGTGATAAAGGGCGCGGGAATGTTCATCGGGTGGTGAAGAAGCTTTGTGATCTTGGGATTTGTAAGAGGATGGCCAGGAGCGCCAGGAGTGTGCGGCCGAGCTATTTGTCGATGAGGAACATATGAAAACCATCATCCATGTAAACCAGCACGTGATCAAGTCCAACAAGAAGACTGGCGCAAATGATCCTGTTCTGACGGTGAAGACCTACAAGGACAATAGATACGCGCATTTTGTCCGCATCAAGGGAGACAGTACGATTGTTTACTCGCCTGACAAGCCTTTATCTTGCGGAGCTCACGTGTGGATAGAGACGCATGGCGATGTAATCCTGGACGAAGACTACTTTGAGGCACTTGCTGTAAATGAACATTGATGCGCTGAGCAAGGCTATTGCTCTTCTGCCTGCAAATGAGCAGGAGGCTTTCTTTGATGAGCTGGATGAGTACCGGGCCAGTCTTCTCCGAGAAGAGGCGCAGGAGGACTTCCTGAAGTTTGTACGCACAATGTGGCCGGGGTTTATTGATGGACGCCACCATAAGGTGATGGCTCGTAAGTTTCAGGAGATTGCGTCAGGGAAGATCAAGCGGCTGATCATCAATATGCCACCCCGCCACACAAAGTCCGAGTTTGCCTCTTACATGCTACCGGCTTGGTTTCTAGGTAAATACCCTAACAAGAAGATTATCCAGACTTCAAATACGGCTGAATTGGCTGTTGGCTTTGGCCGGAAGGTGCGTAACCTTGTTGGCAGTGAGCAGTACTCAAAGATCTTCCCTAATGTGAATCTCCGCCAGGATAGTAAAGCGGCTGGGCGTTGGTCAACGAATAAGGATGGTGAGTACTTTGCTATCGGTGTTGGCGGTACTGTAACTGGTAAGGGCGCGGATTTGTTGATTATTGATGACCCGCACTCTGAGCAGGAGGCAGCTCTTGCGTCAGGAGACCCATCAGTGTTTGATAAGGTGTACGAGTGGTACACATCCGGTCCTCGCCAGCGTCTTCAACCTGGGGGGTCCATAGTCGTCGTAATGACAAGATGGGGGAGGAGAGACTTAACTGGCCGCATTATTCAGTCCTCCCTTGATAAGGATGGAAACGACGAGTGGGAGGTAATTGACTTCCCCGCCATCCTGCCGAGCGATAAACCCCTTTGGCCGGAGTTCTGGAAACTTGAGGAACTAGAGGCTCTGCGCTCTGAACTGCCAGCCGCAAAGTGGAATGCGCAATACCAACAAAGCCCAACCTCAGAAGAGGGCGCGATTGTCAAACGTGAGTGGTGGAAGATCTGGGAGAAGGATGATCCACCCAGATGCGAGTTTGTTATCCAGAGCTGGGATACCGCGTTCTTGAAGACAGAGCGGTCTGACTATTCGGCTTGCACTACCTGGGGAGTGTTCTATATGAACGAAAACTCCGAGGACGCCCACATCATTCTTTTGGATGCATTTAAAAAACGCATGGAATTTCCAGAGCTAAAACAAAAAGCGTTTAACCACTACAAGGAGTGGGAGCCTGATGCATTTATTGTTGAGGCCAAAGCTTCAGGAGCGCCGCTTATATTTGAATTGCGGGCAATGGGAATACCCGTCCAGGAATTTACTCCCAGCAGGGGAAATGATAAGATGGTGCGGATTAACTCTGTAGCTGATCTGTTTGCCAGTGGGAAAGTTTGGGCACCATCCACGCGCTGGGCTGATGAATTGATAGAGGAGATGGCCGCATTTCCTAATTCAGACCACGATGATTTGGTTGACTCCGCTACCCAAGCACTGATCAGATTCAGAAAAGGCGGCTTCATTCGGTTGGAAACAGATGAGCAGGATGAAATTCGCGCGTTCCGGCGCAAATCCTCTTACTATTAAGGGTAAATATGTCTATTGAAAAGTCACTCTCCCCAGCTCCACTTGGCTTGGAATCTCTTGCACCCCCTGATGATGGAGGTATTGAGATTGAGATCGTGGATCCTGAAGAGGTCACCATTAATGTAGATGGCATCGAAATTAAAATTGGCAGTGTTGAAGATGATTTTGACGCCAATCTTGTTGACGAGCTAGACCCAAGCGTTGTTACTCAACTGGTTTCAGATCTAGTTGATGATTTTGATGATGACGTTAACTCGCGCAAGGAGTGGATGCAGACCTATGTAGACGGACTCGAGCTACTGGGTATGAGGATTGAGGAAAGAGCTGAGCCTTGGATTGGCGCTTGCGGCGTTTATCACCCGCTGTTGTCTGAGGCGGTGGTTAAGTTCCAGGCCGAGGTCATGATGAGCACCTTTCCTGCGGCTGGCCCCGTAAAAACTCAGATCATTGGCAAAGAAACTACCGAAAAGAAGCAGGCCGCGACTCGAGTTGCCGCCGATATGAACTACCGTCTTACTGATGAGATGACGGAGTTCCGCCCTGAGCACGAGCGCATGTTGTGGGGCTTGGGGTTGGCTGGTAATGCCTTCAAAAAGGTCTACTTTGACCCCAACCTTGACCGCCAAACGTCCATTTTTGTACCGGCCGAGGACCTGGTTGTGCCTTATGGCGCTTCAGATCTGCAAACTGCTGACCGCATTACCCACGTCATGCGGAAAACGGAGAATGAAATCCGCAAACTGCAGGTTGCTGGCTTCTACTCCGACATTGACCTGGGCGAGCCCAACAATAACCTTGATGATGTTGAGAAAAAGATTGCAGAGAAGATGGGTTTCCGTGCAACTACGGATGACCGCTACAAGATTCTTGAGATAAACGTCAATCTGGACCTTGAAGGGTTTGAGGATACGGATAAAGACGGGGAAATGACTGGCATTGCCCTACCATACATCGTCACGATTGAAAAAGGCAGCCAGAAATGTCTTGCAATCCGCCGTAACTGGGACAAAGAAGACAAGCTCAAGAGCAAGCGCCAGCACTTTGTGCATTACGGCTATGTACCCGGTTTTGGTTTTTACTGCTTTGGCTTAATCCACCTTGTTGGCGCATTTGCTAAATCTGGAACCTCTATTCTGCGCCAGCTTGTAGACGCTGGAACCCTAGCCAACCTACCTGGTGGCTTTAAAACCCGGGGATTACGAGTTAAGGGCGACGATACCCCTATCGGACCAGCCGAGTGGCGCGATGTCGACGTACCGAGCGGGACTATCGCTGACAACATCATGGCTCTTCCCTATAAGGAGCCAAGCCAAGTACTGGCAATGCTGCTGGACAAGATTGTGGATGAGGGCCGAAAGTTTGCTTCCGCTGCCGACATTCAGGTTGCAGACATGTCCGCCAACTCCCCCGTTGGCACGACCTTGGCTATCCTTGAGCGAACCCTAAAAGTAATGACGGCCGTACAGGCGCGTATTCACTACTCGTTTAAACAAGAACTCATCTTGCTGCGGAACATCATCCGCGACTATACGCCTCCGACGTACAGCTACGAGCCAGATGAGGGGTCTCCTAAAGCCAAGCAATCTGACTATGACCTTGTTACAGTCATTCCAGTATCGGATCCAAATGCGGCCACGATGGCGCAGAAGATCGTCCAGTACCAAGCAGTTATTCAGTTGTCTCAAATGGCACCCGCTATTTATGACATGCCTCAACTTCACCGGCAAATGCTGGATGTGCTTGGAATTAAAAATGCGGAAAAGCTTGTCCCACTAGATGACGATCAAATGCCTACTGACCCAGTCAGTGAAAACATGAACGCTCTCAATGGCAAGCCAGTAAAGGCATTTATCTCGCAGGACCATAAGGCGCACATGATGGTGCATCAAATGTTCCGGCAAGACCCAATGATCATGCAAAGCATCGGCCAAAACCCAAAGGCCAATCAAATCATGGCTGCGCTCTTGGCCCACGAGGCT